CTTTGGTCCGTATGTCGGTGTTGAGAGCAAGCCGGCTGTGGCACGTCCACGGCCGGATTTGAAGAGCCCGGATTCTTTCATAGCGGGGTCGCTGCACCGCTTTGGGAGAAAACTGCCCCCATCCAGGCCAGAGGTGCGGGCAAGATTCCTCAAATTTTCAAAAGTGCTCATACAGATGTTTTTCCCTGTGTTGTCGTCAGACACTGATGTGAGTTTTGATTCGTGGGCTATGAAATGTGATTATACTCAAGCGCAGATAGGTGGTTTTGCGGAGTGGATCAATGGTCAAGTTGTGCTCACGGAGAAAGACTTGCGGAATAAGGGATTTATTAAGTGTGAGTCCTATGCTGAGTACAAATACCCCCGGACGATAAATTCGTATTCTGATAAGGCCAAAGCGTATTGTGCGCCGATTCAAGCTCAGCTTGATTCTGCTATCTATGGTACGCCTTGGTCTGTAAAGAAGATGGATGTATCCGAGCGGCCGCGCTTGTTACAGCGGCTGTTTGGTGATCGCCCGGTTGCTGGGACTGATTTCTCATCAATGGAGGCGCATTTTGATGAGGAGTTTGCCAAGATAAGGGTGTTTTGGAAAGAGTGGGTGGGGCAGAAATTGCCCGGCATAGCCGAATACATGAAGATAGTGAAGGCCAAGTCTTATGGGCGTAATGTCACTTCCACGCCTGATGTTGATGTTCAGGTTGATGGGAAGTTGATGTCGGGTGATTGTTCAACGTCGTCTGACAATTTCGTCTTAGATTTGTGCATAATTATGTTTTTATGTGCTGAGACCAAGTATCCCCAATTGTCGCTGCGGGAACGTGTTAGGCGGGTGGTTGCCGAGGTTCCCGCTGTGTTCGAGGGGGATGATGGGCTGTTCAGCTGTGTTAAAATTAATCCCAAGGTTATTGAGGACTTAGGTGTGTATTTGAAATTAGATTATTACGATCACTTTAGCGAAGCTTCTTTTTGTGGCATCGTTGCTGATCGTCATACTCTGACCAATACTACAAATCCTTACAAAGTCATTGCGGACTTTGCCGTGCTAGATCCTAAGTACGGCAGTTATTCCGATGGGAAGAAGATGGACTTGCTTCGTGCGAAAGCCCTTAGCTATGCCTACCAGTACCAGGAATGTCCGGTCGTCACATCCTTTGCGCGTTATGTGCTTAGGGCTACGCGTGGTAGAGATGTTCGGTGGACTCTGCGAGAGGCAGACGCATACCATCGACCGATTCTCGAGAAGGC